AGCTGTAAGTCTTTGATTTGATGGCGTCTGTGATATCTTAATATTTGCCTTTATTTCATTTCTAGCACTACCGCTTCCATTTCCAAAACCCTGTATAAGCATGTATAGGTCACCAAAATTAGGAGACTGTGATTGCCATATCTGATTTGATGTTGGCGTTCCAATATTAGAAAAAGAGGTTCCGTATCTAAAAACAACACCTTTTGATCCAATATTTACATTTGACTGATTATACTGAATGAATGAAGAAAAAGAACCAGACTCATAAAACCATTCTTCAAGAGTTGAGTAGTAGTTTTGAGATGTAAATGATTGAATACCTGTTGCTCTTTGTGGGTTTTGTGGATCTGAGTCAAACTCAATCTCTATGTCTATTTGAGCTCCTGGAAATATAGGTGATTCTGTTTTTAATATTGCATGGCCTCCATATGTATTAGGATCAACCATTGAACTCATAAAAGGAGTTCCATCCCAAACAGGTAATCCAAATCCGTTTTGATTAGTTGCCGTTGGCGTACCATTGAGATTCCATCCAGCACCTCTAATATTAAATACCCATCTGTCATTTGGAGTATATGTTCCATTTTGAAACTCAATACTAAAATCTAATCCTACGTTTGATGATAAGGGTATAATATTTATTATACCAGTAGTAATTTGTATTGGTGCTGACCAGCTACTTAAATTTGGATGAGATGTCCATCTGAATTGATTATTTGATAGTATTTCAACAGATATTCTCCAGTCTCCTTTTGAACCTGTTAGATGTGGTATAACCTGAAGTCCAGTTGCTTGAATCGTATTATCTCCAGTGTGACTATAAAAAGAGGTATCTACAATTGGCCCGGGTATATTATCTACAGGCGTATAAGTCTGAGTTCCAAATGTATTATTTTGCTTTGGCCCTCTACCTGATCCTACAAATGAATTTACTTGCTGACTTGATGAATTTAAGAATGTATCTGATGAAGATGCTTTTATCTTAAAATAAAGCCCTTCTAGTGCTCCTGATATTCCTTGAAAACCTGCTGCTTTATAATCAAGCTCAAGTACCTTAAATCTTTTGTTTGAATTAGTAGGTCCTGTGCCAGATGATTTGAATATTATATACCCATTTACTTTAATCTTGTCCCTGTCTGACTCGTTAATTAAAAAATATCTATATGACCCATCAGCTACATATGTAGTTGGAAATATATTATAGTACTCACCCTTTGACTGCTTGACAAAGAATCTATATCCAGTAGCCCATTCAGGTGCCTTATTCTTAATCGTTACAACCAATGAGTTAGCCGTGTCTGAGTTTTCAGCAGGTATGTATACAGAGTTTGATTGGTTGTTATTTGTATTGTCAGATGATGTGGTCAATACAGTTGTCATTCTGCCGTAGTCATCTAGATAAGCTATACCAATCTCGTAATCTCTATCGCTCCTCCATGTCTGTTTTGGATCAACTATAATTGGTTCTGGTATGTAGTCAACAACATAGGCAATGTCAATCATGCCAGCAGAGTTAACTAAATCTCTAAACTGAGTGTAATTACCCATGACTAGTCGACTACCAATCACATCTTGTGCCAATGCCTTTAATGGGACGTTGTCAAATAATCTAGTGGTTTGATCAGATGGCAGTGCTGCGTAAGTCTTATTGTTCATAAAAACAAAAGACTGTACTGAATCATCAGGTATACTGAGCTCTGATTTGTTTAAGTTGTCTATGATCCTTACATTGAGAGTTCTAGACTCCCAAACCAATAGCTGTATTTCTTTTACAAATTTATTTCCTGTCTCAAATGATAGCTCAACCTGATTGAACTTGTTGAGCATTCCTTTATTCTCACCTGTCTGACTATCAATTTGCAAAACCTTAGGATCAAACGCGACTGCTGAAAATGGAGACATTGATGAGTACTCGTTGTCTACATACTTGTACCTATAGCTGAAGTAAACAAACTTATCCTCAATATTATTTGGGATAAGATTAGGACTAGGTAGTGTAGATAACTTAATGTATGGAGCGTTGAGCGGTGGTCTAACAATAAGATTGATGTCCATGTCGATACGAGGGTCATCAACTGAGTAGGTCCTAGCTCTACTTATGTTGATCTTTCTAGGCTCGTTCTTGTTATCATTCCACACCAATATACCACTGCCCTTACCATCAGTAATGTAGTTTACACCTGTGATCAGGTTGTTTTTAGTGAATCCTAGCTGACCTTGTGTGCATCCAAGTATTAATGACGTTATTTGGTTTTCTTGGTTGTACTCAAATATGCCCTCAAAGTTAGACCCAACTACAAACCAATATAGTAGGCTTTGCGCCTCGTATGTTACGGCTCCAATAGTTGATAGGTCGTTGCTTATGGTTACACCCATACTGGCTAATATACTCTGTGGAATATTTAGCTGAGTGTTTCCGAATGCATTCTGAACGGCACCTATGCTAGATCCCTCAGACGTATCAATAGTTATGTTAACCGCATCACGGTATTCTCCATCAGGAATCAACCTCTCATCGAGGTCTTTATTCATTCTCCCGGCAAGAAATGTTCTTTGTAGGTCAGCCATAATTACTTAATCCATTTATCCTTGCCTCTCATTGCCATCAACAATCGGCCTGGGTGCATGTTGCTCAATCTGATTTTTGTATTTCTAAGGGCAGCTGTTTTTTCTTTCTTAACCCTGCTAACAATATACTCTTGGACACCAAACTTATTGGTAAGCAAGGCCCACTTCAAGTAAGCATAGATATATTCTTCTGCTAATTTATTGATAGAGATAGCGCTTGTATCGCCGTTCTCCATGCCGTCTGATATGTACTCAAGTACAATATAAGAGTGTTCTACTCCTGACGTGAAGTCAATTACACCAGCTGCTTTGTTGATGTAGTACTTAGGGTTGATGTTTGCGTCAGCTGTATTCAATCCGAAGTTCTGTGCGATTGGGTATCCAAAATACCACTCCCCGTCATACTCCCAACCCCATTGGTTGTAGTATGCGCCAGGGCCCACATATAGTCTATTCTCTTGGCGCAGGATATCTAGTCTTGACTCACCAATAACTACCTCTCCATTTGAGTCAAATACAATCTGACCGTTATTATCTTGAAGGTATGCTGTAGCTGTGATGCTCTGTCTAGCCTCTGTAAGTGGATACAATACACCACCTCTAAGCATTGATATTCGAACGTAGTTAACGTAGTCAGGAGGCAATACCAACTTAAGCTGGTCTCCTAGCTCAAACTCAAGAACCTTGATATTTCTGAGTGCATCGTAGTTTAGCTCTTGGATGGCTCTCTTTGCATGAAATAGAATGGTGTATCGATCGACATTGTTAATCAACTTATCATTCCCAACATAATTCAATATGAAGTTGTTGATCATATAGTCAAGCGTAACATATTGATAAGACCCCCAATTTGCATCTTCAGGGACATTACCATTGTTGGTATAGTACTGATAGTTAGTTATATATGCCATTATTGTTTCTGTTGAATGTCTTGTACTTCTTCAGCCTTAGCAGCAGCTACAACGTCCTGCTCTCTGATTGATATACCAGAATACTCTAGTATCTTGATAACTAAATTTGCAAAGTCATCTAACGGCAACTCAAAGTCTTGATACGTAGTAGATCCAGGTGCTCCAGGATTAAACAAAGGATCACCAAGTGGAGATGTTGAGTAAGTCCACTGTGGGTCTTTGGGGTATCTTAAGTACTGCGCTGATATAGATGTAGATGAATAAGGTGCAGGAGGTGCTATTGTTGTTGGATACACAACAATACCATTCTGATCCATTGTGTATACTGGATATGAAGTCGTAGGAGCGGTTAGATTTGCATTGACTAGGTTTAATATCTTTCGATGACTAACCTTTTCAATCTCAGTATTGTTATTGTATATTAACTTCTCTAAAAAATAATAATCTGCCGGCAGGTTAAATCTACTTGTAATACCATTATATGATAATGGAGCGAATGTAGAAAAAGTATCAATTACCTCAGCCATGTTTTTAGGGATGTCAGTATACCCCTCACCATGCATTCGACCGTTCTGCTTGTTGATTGCATTGCTGTAATTGTGCATATATTGCCCAAAAATCTCAAGCTGTGCCTGCTTTGCAAACAAGTTAAACTCAAATGGCGTAATGAAGCCACGGTTGTCTTTGCTAATTATTGATAGGACGGTATTTCGAACGTCATTGATCATCTGACTGCTTTTGTACAAAGATAAATAAAAAAAGGCACTCCATATGAAGTGCCCTTTCTAGTAGTAGTTTACTATTGATTAAGCTACGTCAATATTACTAACAGCTTGCGGTACAGCAATTTCATAAACTGGATTAGTCCAAGATGTTTGTAATGCGTTAGCAATTCCAGTTTGAATTGCATCACGCACACTGAACGCAACTTGAGCAGCATGAGTTAATGTAACAACTTTACCGCCAGCATAAGTAATTGCAGTAGCAGTAGCAGTAGCTGAAGCAGCATCAACTAAAATAACATTAGTTGCTGAAACTAATTGATTACCAGCACTGGTAACCGGGATAGATAAAAACTTTTCCATTTTGTAAAAAATTAATGGGTTAAACAATACCCAAAGTTAAGCATTTTCTGAGAACTTATCTTCTAGGTATTTATATAGCTCTAATCCTTCGTCAGATTGCAAGTAAGAAGCCAATGCATGGATATGGTCATGACCAAACGGAACGGTCATTAGACGCTTCTTATTGTCCTTGAAGTTATAGTGGATGTCTTTGTTTCCTCTGAATGTGAGGTATCCTGCTGTAAATGCGCGAGCTGCGAAGTTATTGATCTTAAGCATTGGGTCAGACGCAGCTTCCATGAAGTCTTGCGGATAACGCTTAGCAAATAACATCATATCTCTCTTAATCTCAGCAGAGCTCATTCGATCAACATCTCCACCTAAGACCAATCTAGCGACAGCCTCTAATGTGGTAATGTCTTTGTCTGCTAAATCACGAGCCAATAGTAATGCATCAATTTCTGAGAACAACTCCATAACATCCTCTTGAGCATCTTTTTCTGAGTCAAATTCATAGAATTCACTACCATTACCTGGGTGATAATGCAAGAACTCTTGAAGTACAGGATTGTTTTTAGGAACTTTTAGAATACCATCTTCAAATACAATGGGCTCAACAATTACGTTGGCATCTTGATCATCTTGAAATGGTGAGTTTGAATTTCGCGCGTAGCGAAGTGGGTGATTGGTATTTGTCTCTTCATTGTAATAAAGAAGACGCTTGCGCGGTGTATCTTTGTGCGCAATAAAGTAGCTCAATGGAGCTTCATTCGTGCTTAATAGGTAGGTGCGATCTTTCGCCTCTAGTTTTACTCTGTTCATTTGATATAATTTAAATTATTAAAAAAAATAGAGAGGGGCCGTAACCCCTCTCTTATTATTCTTATCCTTTGAAGATAAAGAAGTTGTTAGCACCTAATGTACAAAGCGCACGCTCTGACAAGAAGTTGACTTCCATAGCATCGAGTGAGCTTGTAGAAGCACCACCAGCTGAACCAGTCATCCAAGTTTTGTAACGACGGTTTTCAGCTTCAGAAGCACGGTAACGAACGTGAAGGAATGGACGTTTTGCATTCTTACCAAGTACTTGATCGTAAACGCTCATTGTACCAGCAGGAACCAAGACGCCATTAACAGCACCACCAACGATACCACCGCGGAGAGTTGCGTCGTTAAGGTATTTCCAGTCAGTCTTGTAGAACTCATAACCACGACGGAATCCAGAGAAACCAAGGTTAAGGGCCATTTCTTCGCTGTTGTCAAACAAACCGTAAGAAGTACCACCAGCACCGTAAGAGTTTTGAGCAGCCAACATATCGTCGATGTCAAAAGAGAACTGACGGTTTAAGAACAATACGTTCTCAGCGATAGCACCTTGCTTGTCAAGACGTTGTACGATTGTATCGAAGTCACCTAAAGAAGATGGGTTACCACCTGACCA